GGTCGGGTAGCAGTCGTTCTGTCGCCGGCCGGCGTAGCTCTCTCGCTCGTGACCGCCGACCATCATGTGAAACCCGCTCACTAGCGTATCCTGCTGACGAGCACCGCGAACGCGAGGAAGATCGTGATGAAGACCAGCCACGCGAGGAACGATATCCAGATCGGCGACAGCACCCACCACCACGACCAGCCGACGTATCCCGTCAGCTTCAGCCCGATGAACAGGATCGTCAGCAGACCGACGAACCCTATCCCGCCGCTCGACGGAGCCGCCTGCTCGACCCGCCTCTGCTCAACTCCGTAGTTCCTCATCCTAGTGCTCCTCCAGCTGCGAGAACCTGTTCCTCGTCACGAACCGCTTGACGTCGACGAACCTGTCGACCATCACGTCGCGGTGCGATATCACTATCACCTTGTGGTCCCCAGCGAGCTCGTGTATGATGCTGGACACCAGCTCGATGCCCGCGCCGTCGAGTGACTTGTCGAAGACCTCGTCGAGGATCAGGAGGTTCGTCGCGACGGAGTTCTTCATCCTCGCGACCTCCCTCCACGTGAACAGCAGGGCGAGGTCGATCCTCTGCTTCTCCCCCTGCGAGAAGCACTCGTACGAGAACTCATCCATGTTGCGCGACAGTATCCTCTCCTCGAAGCTCTCGTCGAGCTCGAAGCGGCACATGAACTCCATCCTCTCCATGTAGCGCGCGAGCTGCGCGTTGATCACCGGCACGTACTGCCTAATGATCCTGGCCTTGACGCCGTCGTCCTGGAGGAGGTTGCCGGCGATGGTCATCACGGCTGAGTGCTCCTCGGCCGCGGCGAGGTCAGACCTCAGCGCCTCGAGCTTCCCGACCCAAGCGGCCAGGTCGCCGTCGTCGCCCCGGCGCTCCCTGATGCTCGCGATGTCGGACGCCACCTCCCTGACGTACTCGACCAGGGCCTCCCTCTTCGAGGCGAGCGCGCTCGACGCCCTCTGGTCCTCCCTGGCGCGGTCTATCTTGGTCACCAGCCTGTCGAGGCCCCTCTTCGTCTCGGTGAGCCGCTCGTCCAGCAGCTTGAGCCCCTCCTCGTAGTCCCGGATGTGCATCCTGTGGCCCTGGACCATCATGGCCTTGTGGTCGTCGGTGATCTCCTGCTCGCACTTCGGGCAGCGACTGCTGTGCTCGAAGAACTCGAGCTCGTCCCTGCTCTCGTCCCTGTTGATCTCGATCTTCATCTGCGACTCGCGCAGGCTGTCCCTCTGCTTCAGGACCCTGGCGACGCTGTCCTCGAGCTTACTCAGCTCGCTCGACGAGACGACGACCTCCCTCAGCTTGGCGTCGACGTGGTCGATCTCCTCCCTGGCGATCCTGATCCTCTCCCGCTTCTCCTCGACGTCGACGTCTGTCTGGGCCCTGCGCTTCGCTTCGCGGGCCTCGAGGTCCCTGACGAACGTCGACACGGTCTGCTCCTCGTGCCTCAGCTCCGCCAGCGCCCGGTCGTGCTCGGAGGCCCGCTTCCTCAGGACCTCCTTCATCGCGCCGAACACCTGCAGGTCCAGCAGGTCCTCGATGACCTCGCGCCTCTGCCACGGCGGCAGCTGCATGAACGGCAGGAACGTCGCCGAGCCAAGCACGACCACCTGGCAGAACGACCTGTACTCGCAGCGCAGCACGCGCCTCTCCAGGTCCTCCTGCTGCGCCCTGGGGTCGGAGTCGAGCAGCTTCCCGTCCCTCCAGACCTCGAACAGCGCCGGCTTTACGCCCCTGACGATCCTGTACTCGCTGCCGCCGGACTCGAGCTCGACCTCAACGACGCAGTCCCTCTTGTTGATCGCGTTGACGAGCTGCGGCTTGTTGATCTTCCGGTACGGCTTGTTGAACAGCGCGACAGTTATCGCGTCGAGGATCGTGCTCTTGCCGGCGCCGTTCTCGCCGACGATCAGCGTGGCGCCGGGCGTCGAGAGGTCGACCTCGACCCAGTAGTTGCCGGTCTTGAGGAAGTTGCGCCAGCGGACGCGCCTGAAGGTTATCACTTGAGCTGCTGTATCCCGAGCTCGCGCTCTAGCTTCCTTATTTCGTCCTCCTCCGGACACCTGTTCGCTCGGCGCCTGAGGTCCTCGAGGTACTCCCTCTCGGTCGTGTATATGTTGTACCCGCAGTCCAGGCAGCACTCGCTGAACTCCTGCACGTTTTTGTGCGGGCAGTCTAGGAAGGATATCTCCGGCACGGCTAAACCCTCTGCGTCGCTTCGGCGTGCACCTCCGAGACCAGGGCCTTCAGCCTGTCCCGGCGCGCGTCGATCCCGTCTATCTCGTCTATCACGGCGTGGAACGCCTCCAGCGTGTCGTCGACGATCGCCGCCGCGTCGATCCCCTCGGCGACGGACGTGTCGACGGCGTGGATCACCTGCAGCTCGGCGGGCCCGTCGGCCTCGATCGCGGCGACGTGTCCCTCCAGTTCGTCGTCCTCGGCCCTGACCACCAGCTTGACGAACTTGTTGCGGCACGTCCCCGTGACGTGCGACCACGTGCCGGCGTGCTCGATCCTCTCGAACATCGCGTACGGGTTCTCGATGAACTCCAGCGTCATGTTGGAGGTCTCAAGCACCGCGAACCCGCGCTCGCCCCCGTGGTCGTTCCAGGTGTACTGGCCCGCCGCCCCGATGTAGGTCACGTTGCCCTGCGTCGACCGGTGGTGGTAGTGTCCCGAGCAGACCAGGTCGAACTTAGAGAGCATCGCTGGGTCGTCGCCGTGCGTCGCGAACTGGTTCTTGTACTGCTCGTGCCCCTTGAGCTCGAAGTGCCCCAGGGCGACGCGCGCGTCGCTCTCGATCACCCGCGACCACACCCTGTGCACGTTCTCGTCGCAGATCCACGGGACCAGCAGGACACCGACGCCGCCCGCAGAGATTCGGAGCGCGTCATCCCGCACGGTCCACGCGTTAGGCAGGAGCTCGTCGAGGGCGTTGAGCCGGTTCGTGTTGCGGTAGTACACGTCGTGGTTGCCCGCGATGAAGTACGCCTCCTTGTCCGCCGCGTGGCACCACTCCTCGAGCGGGAGGACAAAGTCCCTCCTGAGCCTGTTCGCCGTGTTGATGTTGACGTACTTGCGCCTGTCGACGAGGTCGCCCAGGTGCACGACGGCAGCGACGTCGCTCGTGTTCTTCCATAAGTACGGGAAGAACACGTCCCCGAGGAACCTGGCCATCGAGTCGAGGAACTCCGGGCGGTCGTTCCTCACGCCGTAGTGCGTGTCACCGATCAGTACGAGCTTCATACCAGCGCCCCTCCGTCCCGCACCCGTCCTCGGAGCACCGGCAGCCGATGCAGTCGTACCACTTCTCGCCCCTGTAGCCAGTAACGATGTCGTACCCGACGTTGTCGGGATGGAAGCAGCGATCGTGTCCCGGCGTCATCCTGTGGTGCTTGCACTCCCTGCATATCTTTGGCTTCTCTCTCGGGCTAAAGACCAGGCTCATGCCTTGACCCTCTGCCCCTGGCGCTCGTGCTCGTCCAGCGCCGCCTGGCAGTAGGCCGCGATGGCCTCAACCCTCATCAGGTAGGTCTCCCTCACGCTCGACGGGAGCCGCTCCCGGCTGAGCAGCTTTTCTACCGCGTCCGAAACGGCCCCGGGGACCAGGTGCTCGTTCTGTACCCTCTTCATCGCTCTTCTCGCTCTTCTTCTGGGCGCGGCGGGCCATCGTGGCCTCGTAGGCCTCGACTATCCCCGACGACACCTCGTTGTGGGGCTGGGGGGCGGCGCGGCCCCCTCCCAGCTCGTGAACGAGCTCGTCGCGGAGGCCGGACCTCTCGAAGTTCTTGTGCTTGACGTACTGCTGCTTCCTCTCCTTGTCTATGCGCCTCAGGAACGCGTTGAACGCGATCTGCGTGAAGTACCCGAACGCGTTGTTGCTCTTGGCCGGGTCGAAGTTGTTGATCGCCGCGCAGCAGTTCTCGATCGCGTCGAAGACCATCTCCTCCTTCCAGTGCTGGGTGTACCTGACGAAGTGGTGGTCCATCGACAGGCCGTTGCATATCTTGATGATGCACGAGCCGATGTAGTCGCTCGCCCTCGGCGCCGGCCCGTCCCCCCTCGCGGAGATCACGCGCGAGCGGTGCTCGGACATCGCGGCGAGCAGCTGCTTCTTGTCGACGTAGTGCGTCTTCTTGTCGGAGGGCGGCTTCCTCACTCCCTTGATGCTCAGTACCTCCTCAGCAGCGTCACCCGCGCGGCTTCAACCACCCCGTACGGCCTGTAGAGCAGCTCGATGCCGTCGTCGGTGTCCGCGACCATCCACTGCACCGGGAGGCGCAGCTCGAAGGACACCTCGTCCAGCTTGAGGCTCAGCCACCGCGCCATGCTGAACAGCTCGGCCGGCCCCTCGTAGCGCCCCAGCCACTCGATCGCCTGGTCGACGAACAGCTCCGCCGCGTGCAGTGAGTTAGACCTCAAGTCGGTGCACCGCGTACTCGAAGTCCTGCTCGTTGTACAGCTTCACCCTCTCCACGAAGTGCCTCAGCGTGTGGTTCATCCTCCCGCCCGCGGAGAGGTCGTCGGCGACGTCGTAGAGCGTCGCGGTGTCCTTGGACTCGTGCGTCCTCAGCACGCGCCCGATCGACTGCAGGTTCCTTATCCTGGACTTGGACGGAGACGCGAACACCAGGTTGTGCAGCTTCGGTATGTTCACGCCGGTCGACAGCGTCCCGTACGAGGCTATGTATATCGCGTCGCTCTCGTCCTCAATCTCCAGTCGTATCCTCTCGCGCTCCTCGGCGTCGACGCCACCGTGGACGTAGTACACGGGGCGACTCCCGGCGGCCTCCCTGATCATCCGCTCGAGCGTCGCCCCGTGCTTCTCGACGTACTGGAACAGCAGCAGCGTGTTTCCCCCCAGCTGCAGCGCCAGCTTCGTCAGGAACTCGTTCCTGCCCCGGTGTGAACATATATAATCCATCTCGGCCTGGTAGTCAAGGTACTCCGCGGGAGCCGGGTGCCGCAGCACGACGGCCTCGATCCTGAACTTCGACAGGTGCCCGTCCTCGATCAGGTCGACCGTCCTGGCGGCGTCGTAGACCGGGCCGAACAGCCCGACTAGCGTCGCGACGTTGCAGTTGACGCCGTCCAGCGTGCCGGTGAACCCGAAGCGGTGCGGACACCTCTTCAGCTTTGTCATTATCGAGACCAGCGTCCTGGCCTTGAAGTGGTGCGCCTCGTCCCCGATCACCAGCCTGAACTTATCGAACCACGCCGCGGGCCTCTTGTAGATCGACTGGTAGGTGACGATCACGACGTCGTCGCTGTCCCGCTCGTCCCAGTCCTTCACCCCGTGTATCCGCGCGGGGTCCATGCCGTAGCTGACGAAGTCGGCCGCGAGCTGCTTGACCAGTCCCACCCTGGGGACCACGACCAGCGTCGGCTCGGCGTAGTGCCTGATCAGGTGGTAGATCGAGAGCGACTTGCCCGAGCCGGTCGGCGAGACCACCAGCCTCCTCCCCAGCGAGAGGCAGCTCTCGAAGATCTCGCGCTGGTAGTCCCTCGCCTCCCTGCCGGTGCCGTCGTTGGCCAGATCTAGGTAATACTCGTGGACCGAGTGCTGCGGGGCGTCGCCCTCGAACCTCCAGCCGCTGTCGATGCAGAAGCGCGCGAGGTCGAGCCACAGGCCGGCGTAGAGCAGGCCGCTGGCCGGCTCGAACAGCCGCACCTTCCCGTCCCACCAGCCGCGCCTGACGCGCCGGTCGAACTTGGCCCCGGGGACCTCGAACGTGTAGCGCTCGGCTATCGCCCGCGTGACTCGCTCGTCCTCGCACCGCACCAGCGAGTAGACGTCGTCCACCCGCTTCATCGTTACTATCAGTCCTTATCCCCCGTTAGTGAAGCGGAGGAAGTCTATCGCGTTCTTGATCGCGTAGTTCCTCGCGCCTATCAGCTTTATGATCGACTCCAGGAGGTCGATCTTCTCCTGCTGGTACCCGATCCTCATCGTCAGCAGCTGCACGCCCTCGTCGGCGTCGGTGTAGAGACCGAGGTCAGACCTCAGCGGCCTCGTGCCGGGGTGCCTCCACCCCTCGCCCTCGGTCTCGCGGGACGGGCCATGGAGGTAGAACTCGTGCTTCCTCAGCTTGAGGTCCTTGAGCTCGGCCTCGAGCTTGCGCCTGGCCAGCCTCTCGCCGACGAACATCTTGTAATACTTGTGGTGGAGCTCCGAGACCCGCAGGCTCTCTCTTCCCAGCTCGGTCTGGTCAATCTTTGAGTCCTTGTCCCACTCGCCCAGGATCTCTTCGACCGTCATCTCAGGAGATCAACGCTCGCGCTCCACGCACCAAGGGCACCGGGCCGAGGGGTACACCGTCCCGCACGCCCCGTGCCCGTTCGTGCAGCGGTGGGTGCACTGGTCCCCGACCGGCAGCAGCTTGAGGTCCACGTCGGCGTGCTCCTCGGCGGTGATGAACGCCATCTCGAGGGCCAGGTTCCGGTGCAGGCCTATCGTCACCGCGCCCCTCTCCTCGTCGAACTCAAGCGTGCACCTGTCCGCGTCCAGCTCCACGAACACCCTGACGTCGTCGAAGACGTCGTGGTAGACGTGGTGACCCTTGCCCTGCCTGATCGTTACCATCGTGCTCAAGTCGGTGTTCCTCATGACTTTATTAGATGACCAATATATCACGGCGGGCTCGGGTTGTCAACTACGGTTGATCGAGCGGTTCGACGCGTTTGACAAAGTTCGCCGGGTGCGCCTATAATCGCCCCATCAAACACCGCCCGATGAAACGGTGACGAGAGCACGGAGGACGCCGGAGGAGGTCGAAGACGACCGAGAGAAGCTAGAGGACCAGAAGACCGGCGCCTGGCCGAGGGCGACAGCGAAGTCTTTTAAGACTGAGCTCTGGGCAGGACCAGGTGGCAGCCGCACGAGCAGGTGTTGACCTCGTTGTAGAATGTCTCGTTCCTGTAGTCAGGCCAGTCGTCCAGCCTGGTGCAGATCTTCTTCCAGATCCTCTCGCTCTCGGATTCATCAAGCTCAAGTTGCTTGAGCACGTGATCTCTGACTGAGCCCACTAGGGTCGTGTGGTTCGGCCAGGGCTTGTTGGCTAGAGTCTGCTGTATCATTATGTCCATGTGGAATAGTTCTATGTCGAAGCTCATCTTAACCCCACGCCTGTGTTATCTTCTTCACGTCGAACGTCGAGTACTCGAAGGTGGCGTCGACGGTCACGTACACGACGTCGTCGTTGGTGGACTCGAAGTTGAACCCGCCCAGCGCGCTTGGGAAGCAGTCGTGAAAGACGTACTCCAGCTTGGGCACCTCGGTCGACGAAAGCACGTGCACCCCGATGTCCGAGGTCTGG